TGGCTGGCGTAACCAGCCTCTTCACTTCTGCCGGTGATGCGTCACAACCCCGAGGGGCGGCAGACGTGAGGGTGACAGCCCAAACCAACCTTTGATGTCCGTAGCGATCCCAGAACAATCCGCATACGTGCGGGCGCCGGGTAGAGGACATTGCTGCATGGATGCAGCTCCCAAGGTTTGGCCCCACGTAAGCCGTACGGGCTCATTAACCCGGCGCCGTGGTTCCCTCAATCCATTTGGATCGGTATGCGCTAAGGACGCGTCGGCTTAAGAATGAAATCGCCTGCTTCCATTCTTGACCTGAGCAAGAGAACCGTAACCAAGGTCATGAAGCGGCTGAACCTCGGCTGCTCAAACTGCGATTGGAATCTTGCTACCTGCGACATTCATCACATTCAGCCAAAGAGCAGGGGTGGAACTAATGATCACTCGAACCTTACTTATGTTTGCCCGAATTGCCATCGTCTGGCCCATGCTGGACTGCTGACAGCATTTGTCACCCTTGATCGGCAGATTGGCGATCGATGGAAGGACTGCTATTTCCCCGAGCGCGCAAAACGACAGTCTCGACCTTCTGACCATGCCAACCTCGGCAAATACATGGCCGAGAAGCGAGTGGTTGCAGACGAGCGAGCGCGAGTGGCCCTAGAAAGGCTAAAGACAAGTGGAATCGAATTCGGCAAGCGCGGATGGGTCAAGCGTGCATCGGTCGTCATTGGCATATCTCCGCAAAAGGTCGGTTGGTGGTTTAAGAGGTATGCCCCAGAATTCCTAGAAGTTCACGATCGCTAAGTTGCTTCGGCTGGCTTGGTTCGATGCCAAGACGGTCCACCAGAACACGGAAGAGTTAGCCGAATCGGCATAGCGGCAGCGGTCTTGAAAACCGAAGGCCCGAAAGGGTGTGTGAGTTCGAGTCCCACCTCTTCCGCCAGTTTGGAAGGTTGCCAGAGAGGCAATGGGTCGGCTTGCTAAGCCGTAGCCGGTGCGCGAGCGCCGCGTGCGTTCGATCCGCACACCTTCCGCCATCCTCCCCTGCGCATCCGCGCATTTGGCCCGCGCTGAACGGGCCTTTTCTTACACGATATGCCCCGGCCGCAACGCACCACACCGGATGACGAGATCATCCCCAACAACGGTTGGGCATGCAGCGTCCTACTGCTCCTGTATGACCAGGACGGCGAAGACGAGGTGGTCGGGGAGATTGGGCGGGAGGGGTGGTTGCACACGGAGGCCGGCATGGGCGGCGACGCATCGTGAGCCGGACGGCCAAGGGCGGCAAAGGCCCGGGATTCGAATACTGGACCGCGCGCCCCGGCAATCGCTGCGGCGGCACGATCAGTCCGAACGGCGGGAAACACACCAAGAAGCGCACGCACAAGGCGGAGCGGCAGATTGGCCGTCGGGACGCGCGGGAGACGCAATGACGCAAGAACAGTTTCTGTACTGGCTGCAGGGCTTCGCCGAGCTGAGCGCCACGCCGCCGACCGCGGAGCAATGGAAGTCGATCCGCGAGCATCTGGCGCTGTGCTTCAAGAAGGTGACGCCACCGGTCCAGACCGGACTCGAGAAGGGAGCGCCTGACCCGATGGCCGGCAAGAGCGTCGAAGACTTCAGACGTGCCATGGAAGACTTGCGCAAGCATGGCGGTTCAGCATTGCCGCCATTTGATCGCGCGGGCATCCCCAACTGGCCCAATATCGACCGAGTAACCATCACATGCTGACTAACCGTCACATGCTGACACCAATCTGAATGAGCGATGCCGCTATACCCAAATGACCAAGGCCAAGCCGCAGGCGCAATTCCAACCTACCTGGTAACGGGCGGCGCATCTGCTTCGCCATCAAATCCGATCGCCATCTATGACGGATATTTGCCGCCCGGCGTCAACACCTGGACAAGCGCAACGGCACTGAATGCTGCAGTGTCAATGAACACGGCCGGCATGGATTCGGTCGCGATCACGATTCAGCCGAGCGGTACGATCACGGCCGGCGCGGTCACGTTTGAGGTATATGACGGCGCGAACTGGGTGCCAATCAAATGCGCCCGTGAGTCGAGCTACAACACTGACAGCACCTACAACCTCGCCGGCGCGAATTCCATCCAAGGGTGGACGGTGCCGGTGGCGGGGTTCCCCCAATTCCGCTATCGCCTATCGGCGGCGCTGACTGGAACGACCCCGCAAGCGCTCATTACGACCATCGTGTCGTCTGCGCCGGATGTGTCCATCGTGACCGCCGGCCTGGACCCACAACAAGCGTTGCATCCGGGTGCGCTGACGCTGCAGGCACAGCAGTTTCTCGCGATTGGCGCATCCTCGGCGCAATCGGCAGCGGTTCAGGCAACGACCAACCGGGTTGTGCTGAGTGCGACGTCTGCGTGCTGGGTGGCGCTTGGCGCGAACCCGACCGCCTCTGCCGCCGCGGGGAGCATCTACGTCCCCGCCAACTTCCCGATGCCGCCGATTGTGGTGACGCCAGGCGTGACCAAGATCGCTGTGATTCAGGCATCCGCTGCTGGGTCGCTTTCGATCATTGAGTCGGTGTAGGGCTCGCTGGAAGATGGCGGCACGATAGTGTTTTTGCTATCGACGGGACTGAAAGATGTCAAATTTCTCGGGTGAGTATCCCAGGAATTGAGTGTCGCGATAGGAAAAGACTAAATGTCTCGCAAAAGGCGCGATCCTGAGGTGGAGGCCTTCGCGCGGCGCCCTCGGCCGCCCGGCGCTCTATTCGATGCTGAAAATTGGTTTCGGCGCTTCATGCCGGCTGATGGTGTGGCCGAATGGGTTGAAGCCTGCCTGATGCGCGAAGGCTCCCCGCTCCATAACGCCGATCACCAGCATCTAAGGGACGCCGACATCGCCTACCTTTGGGCGAACCAGCAGAACACGAGCAAGATGCGCCGCGTCGTCGGCCAGTGCGAGGAAGTGACGTTTCGTTCCGGTGCGTGGCAGAAAGGGCGCCAAGAGCAGCAGATGGAAGAGTGGTTCGGGCGTGTCCCAACCTACCTCATTACGTTTGATGCGCGGTACGCCGCAGAGTGCTCCGATCTGGAGTGGTGCGCGCTTGTGGAGCATGAGCTTTACCACATAGCCCAGCGCACGGATGAATTCGGGGCGCCGGCCTTCACCCAGGATGGGTATCCCAAGTTGGGGCTGCGCGGGCACGACGTGGAAGAGTTCGTCGGCATTGTCAGGCGCTATGGCGCGGGTGCCGGTGCAGGCGATACGGCCAAGTTGGTTGCCGCCGCGCAGAGGGATCCAGAAATTGGGGCGCTCAACATCGCACAGGCTTGTGGGACGTGCCTACTGAGGGCCGCGTAGCTTTCCCTTCTCTTATACAGAATTTCACATTATGGCAACGCTCAATGATGACGTGAAGGCGTTCATCGTCCGGGCGCTGGCCTGCTTTGACGCCCCGACTGACGTTTGCCGTCAGGTGAAAGAGGAATTCGGCATCGAGGTCACGCGCCAGCAAGTCTCGGCGTATGACCCGAATCGGCGCATAGCGAAAGACCTCAGCGCAAAATGGCGTGCGGTTTTTGATGAGACTCGAAAGAAGTTTCTCGACGACGTTTCGACCATCCCCATTGCCAACCAGGCGTTCCGTCTTCGCGCGTTGAATCGAATGTATGACCGTGTTCAAGGTCAGGGGAATATGGCGCTCGCCGCCCAACTCATTGAGCAGGCTGCCAAGGAATCGGGCGGGGCATTCACCAATCGCCGGGAGATGACCGGCAAGGATGGGGCTCCACTGATCCCGCCCAAGAGCGCGCAGGACATGACTGATGACGAACTCGCCGCCTACATTGGAGCAAGCGGCGCAAGAGCTGTGGATTCGCCGCAGGGCTAGAGAGGATGTTCTCTCGTACGCTCAAGCGATCGAGATTCCCGGCAAGCCCGCCGGCGAAGATCCGGACACCGAATTCTTCGAGCCCATCGAAACCACGATGGCGCAACACCACCGCCTCATTCTTGAGACGATGGAGCGGGTCAGCAAGACTCCGCATGGGCGGGCGATGTTCTTCATGCCGCCCGGGAGCGCGAAGAGCACGTACGCATCAGTGGTGTTCCCGTCGCGCTATCTCGGTGCGGAGAAGAATCGCAAGGTCATTCTCGCCAGCTATGGCGACGACCTGGCTCGCAAGATGGGGCGCCGCACGCGCTCGATCATCAAGCAAAAGCGGTTCAAGGGGATCTACGGCTGCGAATTGACGACTGAATCGTCGGCCGCGCAAGAGTTCTCGCTGACAAACGGCAGCGAGTACATCGCGACCGGCATTCTGGGCGGGGTCACTGGTAACCGCGCCAACGGGATCATCATCGA